TTGCTCCGTCTGTTCCTCCAATAAATTGATGAGCGATACCTGCGGCAGTTCCTGCTCCAGTAGTAGATTTGTAGGTTATTTTAGACCCGACTGCTGTGCCACCGATTATCAGTGGTGTGGTGATGTTCGTTGTGAATACTGGAGTTGCAAGGGGTGCTTTGAGGTCGAGTTCAGCATGCGAGTGCATGAGTGGTCTTCCTAACAATTTGTCGAATACTATTGGCATAAATACTCACTTAGTATATCTAATACTTGTTGGTTCATATATACGATGCTTCTGTCAGCTCCCTTGTTAGCAGTCAGTAACGAATACTGCCAATAAGAATTTTTACATTACTTTGCTGATGTATCGCTGTTTTCTATGCTCTTAACAGCAACGGTAAGGTCTTTGGCTCCCTCAATACCAATGTAGGCTAACCCAGCGAGAATCAGATACAGCATTTCCTGGGCATCTAGCTCAACTCCGAGCTTCGTAGAAACGATCTTCACTACTGCAACTACGATAGGCGTAAGAATACCGACAAGCATTTTTCGTTTGCCAACTAGGAAACCCGAAGGTTTCTCAGTCAGTTTCTTGTTCAGTTCGATAATTTCGTTCTCTTTTTTGGTTACTTCACCTTTGTACGCAGAGACTTGTTTACCAAGGGTAGTGATCTCTACGGTAGTCTCTCTTATAGTCTCCTCTAAAGATTTTTTATCAATTTCCAGGCGAACAATCGTATCTTGTAATTCTACAATCTTTTTATCTTGGATCCCGGCCTCGTTTACGAGCATAATATGCTGTGCTAAGCACTCTTTGAGTGGGTCTGTTCCTGGCATGGATTCCTTTTTGCGGAGAAATCCGCGTACGTTTGTATAGCTATGTTTTTCCTGCGTGATGAAAAGTGGCTTACTCCAGTTTTGATCGAGTGATTGGAAGGTAGCCTGTAGCCCTTTTTCGAGTACTACCGAGATGTGGCCTGCGGCCCCACCGACTCTACCGTTCCACACGGCTACCTCTCCAGCTTCGGGTAAATAATCAACAGTGTTCTTGATAAACTCCATACCCTGAGTACGTTTCTCGGGAAAGTCTTTAGCATCTGTACCAATGATTGCCTTGAGTCCCCAGACCTTATCAATGTAAAAATTAACGCTATCCACACATTGAAAGACTGCTCGTGGGTTAAAGCTGTGATATTCAATCTGCTTAACCTTGAGGGCATAGAGTTTGTATTCTTGTAGTGTCATAAGTAACCTTTATTTATTCTACACTATTTCTCGAGCAAGCGATCAATTTTTGACTCAATTCTATCAAGGCGTGCGAGCGTGAGTTCGAATGCTGCTTGAGACACAGTACTTTTTTTAAGTTCTTCAATGGAGACAGCGTTGACAGTAGCTTTGATGGCAGTGGAGTCGCTAACCCGAATAAAAGTAATACCGCCAAGAATAGCCCCAACAAGTAACGAAGCAACGACCCCCGATATGATCTTACTTGGCGATAGAACAATCTCGTTAGTACTACGCCGTGGAGTCTCTGTATACGTGACCCGTGTTTGCATCGGTATTGTTTCATTGGTTTGCATATCTGGTGTTGTGTTTTTTTTTGGCATAGTTTTAGAATAGTAGGAAGAATGAACTTGAGTTTGAGCTACCCCCTTCGATGATAGTTGCGTCCAGTGTTACATCTATAGTTGGTGAGGTTGTGCCTGTATATGATCCTGAGTAGTCAAGATGAATGCGACCAACTCCACCTGCTCCACCTGTCCACCCATTTTGACTTCCACCAGTTGAGCTAGTAGCGGAAATGAGATTTGAACCAAGTGTGATTGTCACTCCTTTTATGAGGCAACTTCCACCCGAAGATCCACCAGCATTTGCAAATGCAGTAGTCCCACCGTTTGAACCGTTTAGATTAATACTCCCAGTGATCACAGTAACTGAAGAAATAATGAGAACAATGCCAGCACCGTTTGATCCGTTAACGGCTGTTGCGGAAGCTGAAGATCCTCCCGAAGATCCACCAAGTGAGAGAAGTGTTAGTGTTGCATTTCCTGCGGTTGTTCCACCAACTCCATTACCAGATCCCCCAACTCCGTCTACACCAGCAGTACCATTTCCACCACCACCAGATGCCCCCGCAGAGTCCGTTCCACCACCACCACTTCCGTTTGCTGCTATGTTTGAAGCTGCCCCTGCTCCAGATGAACCCTCACCTTGGAATGTTCCCGATGCGTTATTGATTGCTGAAGATCCTCCACGAAAACCTTTGTCAACAGCTGTTATGGTTCCAGTAACAGTGGTCGTTCCTTTAGCAAACCAGCCAATTAAACCACCAACATTTCCATCCCAAGCCTTAGCGGTATAGGTAACGCCAGAATTGATTGTGACATTGTTATGCTGTTTCAGTACTCTGACCTGAGCCTGAGAAGCTCCTGAGTCGGTATAAGTAAATTGTAGGTTTATATCGGTAGTAATTGTGCCTGCTGTGTATGCAGAAATTTTGGCTAGTTCCCACTGACCAACTCCAGTTCCACGAGTTTGATGAATAAGAATAAGCTGACCTGCTGCAAAACTAGCGTTGGTTGCAGATAAAGAAGTTGAGCCAGCAGTACCAGAACAAGACGAATCAATGACAGTCTCGGTAGTGTTTGAGGAGATTGTTAAATCACCATCAGAACCGTCTCCGAATCCGTATGTCCACTTTTCAGTATCATCTGAGCGCCAAGACCTACTCATACTATGCCTCGTTTATACAAAATTACTGCCAACGGCTACTACGTCTGAGATGCTGGCGTTAAATGCTCGAATTCCTATTAAGTTGACTGCATTATTGCTTCTCTGAAGATCTGGCAGAGAAGCACCGCCTGCGTATCTAATTCTTCCACCCGATTGAGCTAAAATAAGTGATCCTGAGAATCCACTTGCTTGAATAGCATAGAGAGATAAGTAATCACCCTCCTCCATATTCTGGAGAGAGATTGTCGCACGAGTAGTCGTCAGGGTGAGGCTCTGGGTTTCTCCGTTATTGAGATTGATTGCCAGAGAAGCTCCTGCGTTTCCATTGCTAAACACTGTGGTTTTCCTTGATACAAACTTTGCATCTATCAAAGATGTTGTGCTTGCCATAGTTGCGCCATTTATAGTCTTGTTGGTGAGTGTTTGAGTTTTAGTTAAAGTGACCAAAGAAGAATTGATAACAGAAACGTCATTGACATCTACTATTGATGACAAAGCATCGTAAATACGATCTGCCCAAGTAACGTCTGGAATAAACTCAACAATTGAACCGACTGGATGTGTTAAAGCAGCGTTTGAACCATCTACGTTTCTCGTGGTAATGAGTACCGTTGTACCAGATGTACCTGAGTACTCAATGTATTCTCGAAAAGCAGGAGTTGCCGCGTTTGATGTATCTACTCGCCTAATAACTAACACGCCAGGTAAGTTTGGGAGACCATCTACATCATCAAAAGTAATGGGATCAGTCGTTGTTGCCGTACTCAAAAGTTGAGCAGCAAGTGTTTTCTGAATTGCGTTTTTAGTTGGTGAGGTGAGAAGTTTATCTGGCATAGTCCAGAAGATAGAGTAATCTAATTGAGGTTATCAAGGAGAGTGTTTTAGTGAGAAGACCAAAATCTCTCTGCACGTATCTTTTTTATTCTTTCTGATTGCGCCCTTATCATCTCTGGATTACTCCAATGAATAAGTGCGTGTTCATAGTTAGAAACTACCCTTAGGTTTTCTATTCTATTGTCATCTTTCTTACCATTAATATGATGTATGTGTTCTGTTTTTAATAAAAGCCTACCCAATTTATTTTCCATAAATAATCTGTGCTGCCTAATATGTTTATTTCTTATTGGGTCATATTGCATCATATACCCATATTTATTCTTAAAAATACCACCCTTCCAAGAGTGATGTTTTTCTCCTTTAACCCAAGATTTACTAAGAATAGCTACACACTTTCTTTTGTGTTCTGGACTAAGAGGTCTACCAGTATGCCATTTACTCAACTTATCTTTTCTTTCTTGCGACAAAAGCCTACCAGGAAACTTCATACCAGTAGTTCCATAGTCACGAGTCTCGATGTTGTTTTTCTTCATCCATTTGTAGACTGTTTGAAAAGCCACACCACAAATATCTCCAATCTCTTTTAGAGATTTCCCTTCGTCAATGTATAGCTTTCTAAGCTCTTCAGGATTTTGTATGAGAGACTTTATCATGAATCTATGATACTATGGTGAAGGGTGAATTACAATGGTATAATCAAACTCTGCTTGAGGAAGATAAACTACCTTCTCCTTGACTCGAGGCAGTGGCTCTCAGATTGAGAAGTTCAAAGTTCGAGTTTGCGGTAGTTGTGGTGACTTCAATCTGAATGAAGCGAATAGACTTGAAGAGTTGTGTGTACTTAGGCACTTCATCGCTAGTAACTATGACTGATCCTGCTGAAGTACCCCATTGGAAGTTCCCCCAAGCGTCCGAACCCCAGCCAATAGAGCCAGAGACAGCAGAGCCTTCAATAGTGAATGACTTGATGCTTGTTGTAGTCCCATCTCGCAGTTGCGCTAAGATGTTTATATTTACTTGCCCCTTAATTCCTCGAAGCAGGGTATAGAAGAGTTTAATAATCTTGAGAACAGACCAAGCCCCAAAGGTCTCCTTATTCGTTCTGACAATCTTCCCTATGGCAGTCCCAGCATCAGTATTGAGTGAAGGCTCAAATGTGTAGACGTTGTTGGTGTTGTACGACCCAACCACCCATTTCTCTGTTCCTGTTGAGTCCGTGTACTTGAGCATCCTAGAGATACCAAATGGAGTTTTCCAAGGTCCAGTCCATGCGCCACGTTCTCGATCATACACAATACATTCTTTTCTTCTTGGGAAGCTCAAAATGTACTTCTTATCAACGTAGAATGCACAGGCACTCGTATAGTCATTATCGTTGAGCAGGTTGAGATACGGACGCATCTTTGCACTGACCTCGTTGGTTCGGATCACATTAAGAAAGTTAGGCTCAAAGCCAGTTACATACAGTCCTTTTCTCCCGAAGTAGAAGGTGTCATTTTCAACTGTTTGAATGGCGTCCTGGCTACTCGCACCAATAGAGGTTGAGATCGGCTGGTAGGTCGGATCAAGTAAAACAAAGTTTCCAATAGTGACGGTAGTTAGCTCAACTGCATAGTGTGAAGAATCTTTGTACACAATGATTTTGTCTGAGCCAGGCTGTACTGCAATTCCAGTGATGTCCTCGCCTGAGTCTGGATCAATATAAATATACCCACCACCGTCAAAGTAGTTGTATGAGCCTTGATTGGGGAATCTTCCAGAGATAAGGAGTTTATTTCTATCGGTAGCATCAACAGCAAGTAATCGGTCTCTGAACTTCACTATGAATGCGCTTTTTACTCCTCCGGTAGTATTCGTGAAGGGACTGAGTACTGTCTCACTTGCAGGAGTACCCCGATCAACATAACTTGAAACAGAAGGACCAACAGCTGCTAAAAATCTTTCATCTCCTGGTATCCCTCGATACACTTGATACCCCGAAATACTCCCTGTAGCTAAAGTCCAAAAGGTTCTCACCTCTGTGTCTGATAAATTTTGTGGCAGGTTTGGAAGGCTGAAAGCCGTGCTTCCAGTAGTTTCACCGCCACTTTCTGATAGGGTAGTAATTCTCCATGAGTATGTTGATGTTCCGGAAGACCCTGAGAAATTAGTGGCATTCACGCCAGTAGGAGCAGAAAGAGTGGCAAAAATTGAGAGAGTCGCACCGGTGTAGGAAGCCAAGGGACGATCTTTGGAAACGATGTAGGTAATTCCCCCCAGCTGCTCCGCCCTAATAGTAGAGCCTGATGGATATGATTGGCCGACTAATTGTGTTGAGGTTAAACCATTTTTCTTGGCTAAAAATCCTTGATCTGAAAGAGCGAATATTTCATTTACGCCAGAGGTGGTGTTTTTATACGTTCCAAGACCCCTAATTGAGCCAGTAGCATTGACGGTAAAGTAATTGTCAGTCCCCCATCGTCCGGTTGGTACTCCTGAACCAGTTAACATGATGTTGTCGGCTTGCGCCAGTTCGTCTCTGCCAAGCTCGGTGGGACGAAGTAGTAGGTTTAACCCTTTGCGAAAAGTAGTCCACTCCGCGACAATATCTTTGCTCTTCCTATACGCTGGTATTCTCGTGTTTAAATTAGGAATAATTATCCCCTAGAGCTTCCAATTCGATACGCAGATGACCCTGTTCTTTTAATTTTATTTTCTCCGCCAGGATTGATAATCGTGTTACGACCAATCATGTTCCCAAGTAATCGCTGTGCGTTCGCTTCTACTTGAGGGAATCTTTCGTCAGAACGAGATTGCAAAACTAAAGAGATCACCTTTTGAACCACAAACTGATCGTCAGGAACTTCGCAGAAATCAGAAAGAGTAGCCATGTTTGATGGTTGTCGTTGATAGGTAATCGAAAGGGTTGCTAAGGCAGCGAGGCCATTAAGTGTCAAAACATACCCAGCTAATTGATTGCCGGTAACATACGAGTATTTATCAGTCAGTGACATGTGTACCCGATCCGCAGCGTCTATCTCAGGGTACTCATTGCCGAGCAGGTCGACTGGTATTCCCTCAAGTTCTTTGAAATTAAGTAGTGAAAGAGTGCCATTCGTGGCAAAGAGCGTTGCTGGTGTTTTGAGTTCTTTCCATCGGTACGCATCAGCCCATTCCCGAACAGCCTGCTGGGCATAGTTCATACGAACAGTCAAATCAGCCCCTGTGGGTAACGCTGCTTCAAGGTCAAGATATGAGTTTGAGTTTATTAAAATTTGAGATAATGTACGCATACTTCCGAAGATAGACGAAAGTATTTGAGGTTATCAACGGAAGGAATCTTTTTCTTTTTTGATTCTGTTTTCTTCCAGCTCTAGATACGCAAACCTGGATAAGTTTTTAATTCTGTCTCCAAATGCCGGCGTTCCAATTTTCAACTGCAAGTCTCGTATTGCCCATTTAAGCTCAGCGTAATCATCTGAGCCTGTTTTCTGCTTTGCCCATTCTATCAAAGTCTTAACATCTTCCTGATATGTTGCTTTGTCACTTGTCCCATCTATCTCAAGTACTTGGTGAACAGCAATCGTGTTGATCTGCTCGCCATCGCCACCCTCAATAGTGGCAGTTTCTTTTGCTTCTAAGACTTCTACATCAGTGGGTGTTGATTTTATGAGCATATCTTTTCCCCTAGTACATCATGTATTGAAGCATCACCGCAAAATACTGGAGTAGGATCAAAACCCCATTTTTTTAGGTATACATCTCTTGTTTGTTCACTCATTGCCGATATATCTTCTGCGTGGATAGTCTGCCCCTCTGCATGATGAATTGTAACCGAAAAATTTGTATATATCTTTAACCCTGCTTGATAGATCCTCGTCCAGTAATCCCAATCTTCATGGTTTGCTGGGAAATAATCATCCTCTGCAAATACGCCAACCTTCTGGAGAGTGTTTTTGTTTATCATAAAACACGCACCAGACGGCCACTTGTAGTTTTCTTGAATCCCGATACCTCCTGGCAAATGTTCAACTCTGGGGTTACACATTCCTGCATCTGGCATATCAATGCCGCTTTTCATGGCTTCTAACCACCCACTTGTGGCTTTGATGTCATCTCCAATAATAACGATGTTTTCTGCTCTAGCCAGTGCAATTCCAGTATTCCACCCATGACTAATACCCCAGTTTTTATCTAACCGGACATACGTGTCACACTCCTCACTCCAGTCATGTCTTAGCGTAGAACCATTATCAACTATAATAAACTCGAAGTCAGAGCTGTTGTTTCTTACCGTTGCCGCGCAGTCTCGCGCCATTTTTACCAATCGTTTATAACGATGGTATATCAGCATAATGACGGTATATTTTGGTCGTACTACGTTTGGGTTTTCCACAATTCCTTCCATGAAACTCCTGGTGCTAAACAACTTTCTACCATGTGGGTGGCGAAACTCATTATAGGTGTCCAAAGAGGATATCCCCTCTCCAGTAAGTCATACCACACCTGGCCATCTAAGTACCCGTGGTGATTAAGAATATCGAGGTTTTCTTTAATAATATTTGAGTGACAGCCCCAAGTCATAGTATTACGCTCACACGTTCTGAAATGATGATTGTCTACTAGCTTGATTCGACACTCTTCTTTGTGGAGTTCTTTGTTGTGGTAAAAATTTGGATGATCGTAGGGTGAGACTATCCCAAGCTCCTTCATAGCCTGCAAGTACGTTACCCCGATATCGGGCAGATACCAGTAGTCAGCCTCTTGGAATAGAACATAATCCTCTAGCTTTGATGCCATCTCATACGACATGAGCATGGTTGCATTTTGACCAATATCTGTCTTAACAACAGTGCTGCCTTCCCATGGAAAGTCCTCGAGCATCTTGAGCATATTGTCGCTTACATGATCTGCAATAAAGGTTACCTTTGGCCGTATTTCTGCAAAGGCTTTCATAAAAGTAGCTAGGCACTGCTCGTTCAGCGTATCCTTATCATCTTTTAATATGGGTGGTGGGTTACTTGATGGTATAGAGGTTATTCTATAAAGGACTGTCATTATTGTTTAGCCTCATAGAGTAAGTGGTATTGTTGGCCTTCCTCATGTTCTTCTTTACCTATTTTCCACCACTCATCTTTTGCGTTAGAATATAAATGATTGATAAACTCGCCAATTCTTGCCCCTTCAGTCACACAATTGTCACAGTGAAAAGAATAATCTTCAAACACTTTTCCATTTACGACAAAAGCTGGATCAGCATTCCACATACATATATCATCCCAGTAGTTCCATTTCTTACACCAACTACACAACCAGTGGATATTAACGTCTGGACTGGTGTGTTTGCCAGGTATAACAGCAAGTTTGAACCCTGGAACATCTATTTTTTTTATTCCTGTTATTCGCACAACTCTCCAATCACTTGATCTATAAACGCAATCATTTCAGGCGTGATACTCGGGTGTACGCTGAGGAACATACCGTCTTTCATAACACGATCTGCATTAGCCATTGATTTAAAAGTATTCATGTCTCTATGAGCTGTGTATGTCGTGTCTTTATATGCTGGATGCCTTAATATATTACCAGAGAAAATAGTACGACACTCAATGTTGTTTTTCTCAAGCGTATCCATTACTTTTTTGCGAGAAATCCCTTTACACAGTAGTGGGAATGAGAACCAACACACCGTTGCATTTTCTGGTGATTCAATCATTTCAAACTGTGGATACTTTTCAAACACAGCTCTCATGAGCGTGTAGTTTTTAAGTCGTGCTTCTCTAAACGTCTCAAGTTTTTTAAGTTGGACGCGTCCCATTGCACACTGTAGCTCAAGTGGCTTCATGTTAAAACCAATCTCTTCATAGACGTAGCGTGAGCGATAGTCTTCTGGGAAGCCTGGATACTCATAGATGTCATCTGTACCAGAGGCGCGACCCCATTCTCTGAGTTTCAAGCACTTATTAGCAAGGTCTTCATCATTGGTAAGACAAGCCCCACCCTCACCAGTTGTAATGATGTGAGCTGCGTGGAATGAGACACAGGATATATCGGCGTACGTATCAACAAACTTGTCATTAACCAGAGTTCCATAGCCATCGCAATTGTCACAGATAATCTTTACGTCCTCGCCGACAATTTCTCGTAACTTCTCATAATTAACAGGATTAGAAGCGATATTGACTGCAAGTACAGCACTGATCTTCTCAAAAGTGGTAGCGCGTTTCACTTCCTCTAAATCGAGGTTGAGTGTTTTTAAGTCCACATCAACTACATACGGGACCAACCCACACTGGAGGATTGCGTTAAATGCAGTTGGAAAGTTAACTGCTGGAATAATGACATGTGAGCCTTTGGGAAGGTGGAGAGCGGTCAATGCTATTAGTAGAGCTGAAGAGCCTGAATTGACTACTACAGCACGTTTCACACCAGTCTTTTGGGCTAATTCTTTCTCAAACAGGACACTATTTTCGCCAACTGTCCAGCGAGTGCCACCTTGAGTAAGAATACAATCCATGATGGCCTTAACTTCTTCTAAACCTATGATAGCCCCACCGTAAGAAATTCTCTCTTTTATTGGGGTAAACATATCTCCTCCTTACATTGTATTGGCGTACTAATATCTTGTTTTTTCATCCAGTCCCAGGTCTCACGCAATCCATCTTCAAGCAGTGTTTCGTGATACTCAACTAACCTAGATTGTAAGCTATGGTCTGCAATAAATAAATCAATTTCTTGTTTACGTAGTGGTTTTCTGTCCACAGGGGTGTTGCTGTCGGTTATGTGTTGTAGGAGCGTTGAGAGTTGTTCGATGCTCGCTATGTGTGTCGTCCCAACGTTCATGGTTATTTTACTCAGTCCCTCGAGAGCTTGAGCGAATACCTTCGCTACATCTGGAGCGTATGAGAAGCCCCTGTGGACAGAACCGTCACCAAGTATGGTGTATGGCTCTTTGAGGAGTATTTTTCTCATAAACATATTTATCACATTCTTCGTAAGATCGTTTGGATTCTGCCCTGGCCCATATAAGTTGTGTGGCCTAAATATCGTGTAGTCAAGGCCATACACTTCACCCATAATCCTAAGTATCTGTTCAAAGGCTAATTTGTTTACGCCGTATACATCTTTTGGTTGCGGTTGTGAGTCTTCTGTATAAGGGACTGGAGCGTCACCATATACTGAGACAGAAGAGGCATATATAAACTTCTTTACCCCTGATTGAATTGCATATCTCAGTACATTGGTTGAGAGTAGTAGATTACGACTAACCATATCAACTGGGCTAACCTGCCCCTTTGCCTCCGCAGCATTTGCCGCTAAGTGATACACAACCTCAGGTTTTACCCTCTCAAATACATATTGTGTAGCTGTAGACAGACTCACATCTGCCAAATCACCTAAAAAGACACTTCCTATCGTTCCCATGCGATTAGTGCGAGATATACCATGCACCTCATGCCCCTCTGCTTTTAGTAGAGAAAATAGGTGACTACCAAGCAAGCCCGAGTGACCTGTTACAAGTATTTTCATGCCCACCCCTTTAGAATTTCTTTTGAGTGTTCACGCATCCACTTTACACAATCTTCATCAGGTACTTCTTTGGGAATGGTGTATTGAAGATCAATTGTTTTCTCTATCTCCGGATCTCTAACGACGGGCAACTTCCCTGCTTTTACCTGATTTACCATCCACTCAAACCGCGGATCATTAAGCCTTCTCATTCTGTTTACAGAAAGACCGCCCTCGTTATTCCCTAGAGTCTTATGATGATCTACGCACACACATTGATTTGTGTCATCAATCCATAACTTGTACCCAAGCTGTTTAGCTCTCCAGATTATCTCAGTGTCATCCCAACCCAACGCTTCATCGAAGAACTCCCAATACCCATTTAAGTGCTTGAGGGTAGAGAGTGGTACTGCGCCATAGTTCTGCTCAAAGTCTGTTACGCTTTCGGCTAATCGGATACCTCTATTTTGTACCCGGATATTCTTACGCATAAACTCACCAATTACATCAAGATTGCCATTAAACCAGTCTTCTGCGTTTGAGAGGTCTGGCTTGATCTTCGGCGAAAAGTAGCTATCCACTGGTGCGATAAAGTCCCCTGGATGCTTTCTTGAGACGTTTAATAGTTCCTCAAGGGATGTAGGGGGGAGTAAGACGAAGTCTTGCAAGAATACGAACAGCTCACCCGATGCTTTCTCAATCGCCAGGTTGTTCGCGTTACAAAGTGAGTAGGTTCTTTTTGTCTTAGGTTGATGAATGTATGTAATATCTAGGTTGTAGTCTTGTGCATACT